GAATGTCATCATCTCATCTCGGAGCCATCGGGATTTTATCACAAGTGATCTGTACCTGACTGCTTCGGCGAATTTCTCCAGCATAACAGGGCGGCTCTGTCCGTCTGTCTGCCATCCTGGCTGAATCGGTACCCGCGAGGTGTTGTCGTGATAATAAAGCCTTCCGCTGCATGAACAGCCGCCAAGGAGTTCGTCAACCTTATCAACAACCACAACACTCTCTCCGTCACGTTCCTGTCCCTCTCCAGCGCGCTCAAGCCCCATATAAGCATGGTTGTACATCTCGTGCAGATTCACTATCTCCTGTGCAATCTCGTCAGGATGCATCCTTCCGTGAAGCTCTGCAACCTGTAAGCCCGTCTGCCAGTCAAAAACCTCTACCGCGTTATAACTTCCAGTCCGTCCCCATGCAGTATCACCACCAAGTACGTATCTGCCGTTTTGTATAGGTTTCTGCCATATAGAAATAACTCCCCGTAAATATTCTTTAGGTTCTTCAAGGTCATCCTGCATTGCCATCATGGCGTCGTAATCAAAGTAAGCCCTCACGCGAGGGGGCGCCAGCGCCTCAGATTCACTCTGTGGATTTTCCTTTTCAAATCGGGCATCGTCACTTGCAAGTTCACGCGCCTGCCTGTAAGAGTCATCGTTTCGGTTGGGTCTGTCAAAATACCCAAGGAACAACCTGTTGTCTGACTTCTGGTACACACGTCTGAATTCGGAATCCACATTGTCAGGATTCGCCGTCGAAACCACAAACATCTTTCCGCCCGTATCCTGTATCAGTGGCAACAGAGCATTGTAAGAAGAAGCAAACTCTTCGTGAAAATCAGCCTCGTCAAGCAGTATCTCAGTACCCGTAAATGACCTTCCTGCCTTCGCTGTAGCAGGGAAAGCTTCGATAGTACCCCCACCCTTAAACTTCAGCGTAGTAGCGTTGTCTATAAGCAGATCAACCTTTAAATGCTCAGGAAGATGATCCCATATGAAACGACAATCAGCGATAACTTTCTTCGCCTCAACTTCTCCCTGAGAAATCACTGGCAAAAAAGCATTCTCATGATACATCCCCATCCACGTAAAACGCGCCTCAAAATATGAGGTCACGCCAAGTTTTCTAGCCTTCAGATTAGGAAGTACCCCACCAGGCCCTACTCCCTCTGCATATTCATGCAACTTCATTAAATGAGGCCACTTGATAAATGCTACACTCCCTTTACCTAAAGGAGGCGGATCAGGAATAAACACATGATCCAGAAAATCCACCAACTCCCGCTCTACTAATACCCTCTCATATCCCAGTATCAACGCCCTATCATCTATCCCAGATACCATAAACTATACCAACCTCATAAAATCTTAAACCCTAAAACGTCAAATACGTTTAACGTATGTGGGGGGTATAGGGTTTCCCTATTATCTCCCCCCCAGGCGGGTACGCGTTGCGTGCGTGCGCATCATGCCCGTTCCGTTAACCGCCGTTGACGCCTGCCTACTACTACTGCCCTACCACTGCCCTACTCCTCGACGTCTTCGTCTTCGTCACTGTCCCCATTATCAACAGTGGGTTCCTCTTCATTGTCTACCTCTTCTGATTCGATCTCTTCTACTTCAGCCATTGTTATATTCTCCTATCTGTTTATTGATCTCTAGAGTATTACCAGAATCCCCATAATCAGGGTTTAAATGCTCACTGTCCAACGTTGTATCCTCTACCAGTGCTGTACTATTCCTTAGTGTATTTACCTTGCTACGTAGTTCGTCGGTCGTTGTATTCTTCAACGCTTCAACCAGCCTTGCAAAGTCGGTTGTCGTGCTATGGCTTTCCACCTGGGTGACGAATAATCGCTGACTCTTTCCCAGTAGTTCAGAGGCATCTAGTCTGTGTTTGATAGATTCTGTCCTATCTCTCATAGTTTCAGACCAGAATGATTGTACTTCAACGGCATCAGCAATAACAGGTGCCGTTATATTGTCCCGTAGCTCTGCAATTCTTGTGATAATCTTGGGGTTATTTGCGATAGTGTATGCATCCCTTGCTATAGTGGTATCAAGTGAATGTTCTGTGTTATATGCTTCCTTGTATGCTTCCGATTGATTTAATCCCTGTACCATCAATCTCGCAAACTTTTCTTGTTTTGATGTTAACTGCGTGTTGTATTCCATAATGCCTATAAATCAATCACAGTTGGACGCTTAGGTCAATATAGTTTGTGCCTGATTTCATGCAATATCGCCGTTTTGCACAATAATTTCACAATATATTGCCAAATTGGTCCAAAATGGTCAAAAATTTTTTATTCTGTGCCTAAATGGGTGTTGACAATGCCCTTTTAGCGGGTGTACCATGCACTCAGTCGATTATGACAGTATGCGATGACATACGATAACGATACAGGAACCTTAAAAACTGAAGATGCAGAGTCGAAGAGGGCGGACACAGTTGAAAGACTGGCTAGAGAGCGAGACTCTAGGGATAGCACTCGAACCGCAGGGCGACGAAGGTACGAACCTTCTGACAAGGGTCAAGCGGTCTGATCCACTAGCAACGGAGCAGATTAGCACCCGCCAGTAACAGAGCGATGATACCCGAAGACTTGAAAGCTACTTCAGAAAATAGACGGCAGAGACTAAGAGGACAACGCAAGCCTAGAAATTGCGAGCATTTACGGGTTTGCGCTGTCTTGTTAGTAAATCAGCAGGACAAAATTTAATACTTGGAGGACACAGGGATAATGGAAAGACTAGAAAGAGGGACACGAAACCTAGCCAAGTTAGCGAAAATCGCGGACTCTTACAGTGGAAAAGTTACATTCTGGAACCCAACAAGTGACAACCAGAGCACGTTGACAGTCCACAGGGCAGACGCTCGCGCTCTGACACTTGTATATGACTACAAGTTAAACTCAGAGCAACAGGAAGTATTTCGTAGCAAGATCGCGACTGTTAGCGGTTACATCAAGATGCTCCGTTTATCATGGGGTAATGTGCATTATGAGAAAGTAGAGGCATAACAATATGAACATAATGGAACACATAATGGCCTACACATACGAAGCGGATTACCATTGCATACCATGTACAGTGCAAAGGTTTGCATACTTTCACACTGGCAACGTAAGAGGAGGAGGAGTTGACTGGTATGGTATCTATACTGACCAAGTAGACAATGAAGGCAATCTAGTCAATCCAGTATTCAGTACTGATGAATGGCAAGAGCTGGATGAGGGATTCATAGAAGAAAACCCCACTCAATACATGGCTTGCGGTGACTGCCATGAAGTGATAGATAGCTACGCGGTCTAGTTTCAACTTTGGACACGGGCAGGTGATGCAGATCGCTTGCCCCTTCCAGCGTTAAAGCTGAGAATTAGAAAGTAGAGGTGTAACAATATGGCCAACGATATGATAGGCACATACCCAGTATGCGACACGCATAAGGAATCACTTGAGCATCGACTAGGTAATCGGATCCGCTTCTGGCAGACTGATAACACGCCCATACTGGGACATTACACGTTGTGTGAAGCGCATCTAACGGGATGCATCGCACCGGCCACTCATCGCTATAAAATTATAGGAAAGTAGAGGTATAGGAATTGAGAGAAATAACTAACGAACACGCAATATGCCAAGAGATGGCGGAAAGTCTTCAGGCTACAATCAATAAGCTCCAGGCTACCATTAAGACATTACAGGAAAGAACTAATGGGCTAGATCCCAAAGTTGTCACGCCAATAGCAAAACTACAGGAGACGATTAATACATTGACGGATCAGATCGAGGTCGCTGGACGTATGGTGGGACAGGTTCTTGACAACTATATCGTCTCTGGCAACATGGATCTGAAGGCAAGGGTTCCTATGAACAGGTACCAACGAGAATATCTCCTGAGTAGGGCATACGATGCCCTGGGATCAACATACTTCAAGGTTACACGCAAGCCCCTCGAGTGGTGGCGAGATAGCGAGAAGACAAAACGCGGTTTCGTATCGCGGTAAGGCGCTTGTCTCCAATGACACATATGACTTGGTACAGCGACTACAGGCAATCATGGACTCAGAGGACAAGGAGTAATATGAAAAATACAGAAATGGAATTGCTGGAGTCTCAACTAGATTCTATCGCTTCACGGATTTACCACAATAGAGACAAGATTGACAACATCCGCGAACAGGTTCGAAGATTAAACGAACAGATTAAAGCGTATAGCTTGGTGGAGCACCTTGACTGTGATGAGTTTACGGACACGATGGACAAAATCAAGAAACAATTTACCCTGAGCGAATACGCACGTATCAAAATCGCATATAAAAGTTTCCCTTTGGGCGATAGTTAGCATATGACCACTGGGGGGAACTGCGGTTCCCTCCAGCAATGATGTGCTAAACATCAGAAAGAAAAGAAAGGGGCGAATAATGGCACAGACATTTCACTATCGGTGTAATCACTGTGAACTGGTGATTCAACACAACGGCAATATCGAGGACGCTATGGCCAGGCTAGACAGCCATAAGCAGATTCACATTAACAAGAACACGGAAAAGCTAGGCGAACTCATAGATGATATGGGCAAGACAATACACGATCTGTCCACGGCGATCAACAAACTGGCCAACAAGCAAGAGATTAAGGAGGACGCATGACTACAGTACAGGTATCAATAGACGCAGTAGCAGAGAACACAACGTATGAGGTCAACGGCGAGGAATTTTATAAGATGCCAAGCCAACAAAATACCAGAGGGTCATTCCCAGAAGATGTTCTTGAGAACATTAGACAAGCAATAAGAGATACCATCGGCAGAATACGGGTGGAGAGCATAAATAGTGGGTCGGGGCGGTTTAGATTAGGCTCGTTGATTGGTGTGCAGATAAGCAGAGGATACCGCACTACTCATCTGCGAGTGATGGTTAAAAAAGACAACACAATCAACCTTACCCAGGTACGCAACAAAATTGCTCAACTCCAAGCCGAAGATGACAGATGTAGGCAAAGGAGCCAAGAGTATGCAGTACGATACGAGGAAGAAAGAGCCGCGTTAGCCTCGCTGCGCAATAAGCTGAACGTCCTACATGCTTACAATCCCTATCGCCTATTCGCTAACGCGGCACGTTATGAGGTTACTGAATACAGGCACGAACATGGGTTTGCAATGAAACTTCAAGCCCTAACAGACGAACAGGTTATGTTCATTGCCGATATAGTAAATACTTGGAATACAAAATAGGTGAGCCAAGCACATGGTAAAATACATCAATCTACATTTGGAGGTGCGACTTGCCGATTCCAATCCCTGATGGCATGAGAGACTATGTGAGAAGCTACTGGGGCCACTATACAGCGTTACCAGAGACGTTCACTGACGATGGCGGAACAACTTACAACTGGAAGGTAATCTGGAATACCTTCATAGATAACAATGAGTTCGATCTGGACGTTGGCGCAAATCGAAAACAGTTTACGATCCCATCCAACTACACCTGGCGTGATGACGCCTTGCCGTCATAGCTAACCGACTGCTCTAGCTTACAATCCTTGGATTGTGGGCTAGGTCGGGACTGTTAGCAGTACCAGATTTTACGAAGGGGGGACACATAAAGCCACAAGGGTTGACAGTATACGAATCTATCAGGTATACTGTCGTAAATTCAACGCTACACATGGAGGTGAAAGAATATGGCAACACAACGGCAACCACTGGAGACTATAGAGGGAAAGGTGACGGCTACATACGACCCTTCACCTGGAGGAGCCAATCAGTACATCAGTTTCTATGTACAGCCTGATGGCGAGGACTCTGGAGTGGGGATCAAGGCATGGAGTAACGAGGACGTAGTATATGCTGTCGCAAAGGTCATAGAAGCTGGTGAATACATCACAGTCAAGGTGCAGAGAAGGCCGAACCGCGATCCTGATGGCCCAGACTATCTGAATGCCAAAGAAATCATACGAAGCGGTAGAGATATCTCTGCGATAGAAGCCGATGACGATACCCTCGTAGATGAGCCAGTAACAGCAGTCAGACAGAACTACATGCCATCCGCCAGAGATGAATGGACTGCTGATGGTATGAAACAGGGCAACTCCAAGACCAATGCAACGGCTCTCGTCGTAGCCCACTTAACAGCATACCAGACGCTACCATCGGAGGAATGGCTGAGTGAGGCCGCGGACTTGGTGAACTTTGGGGCAAGGGCGATACGCTGTAACGCGGAGCCTGTAGAGCCTGACGTCGAGGACTCAGAGGAAGGTGGTGCATAAATGAAAGCAACAGAGGTGCTTGTGATGGCAATGAAGCTACTGGTTACAGCCGAAACTATATCAGAGGCCGAAGCGTGTACGAGTGTAGTCAATGAGATCATTGCCAAAGGGAACCTCTCCGATCTGGAAGTAGATCAGTGCAAAGCCTTGACCCTTGTCGAGATGCAGATCGCACTGAATCACGCGAAATACAAGGAGGACATACTGTGATTACGATACACAGAACAACGGACAATACCTATCACCCAGTACCCCCAGTACAGCCCTATAATTTACCGCCAACAGAACTTGATGCCGTACCATGGACTATTGTCGAGTCAAAAGCCATGTACTGCGATGAGTGCGGTAGCGGTGATTTAACTGTCGCTTATGTACGGCTTGCAAGTTCCACAGACAGCACTCCAGTATGGAGAATGTGTGAGGACTGTGCTTCATATGAAGGCATAGAGGAACTGGACTGTAACTGCGTAATCTTAGAGAGAGCATAGGGCAGAGGACATGGAATTCAAACGAACTTTAACAGTGGCTGAAATGGTGGAGATGGCTGAACAGGGGCATACGCTGAGGGCAATCGGACAACTTGGCAATATCACCCGTCAACGTGTGGCCCAGTTGATTCAGCCACACTTCACAAGACCACCAGCATACAAACCGCGGTGCTTATTGTGTGGCACAATTACCCACGGCACAAAAGGCTACTGTCGACAGCACTTGCCTTGGACTCACGGCACATCCACAGGCTATCGGGCACGTGGTTGCCGATGCAAGGAATGCAGGGCATGGAATGCAAATCTATACAAGCGAAGACGGGCCAGAAAGGCGTGTGAAGAATGAGGAAAGAATATTCGGATGAAGTTGCTGACGCAGTGGGTAGGAATCTGCGACAGTTTGGTTACACTAATCTAACCAAAGAAGAAGTCAGGGATGTGTGTCGTAAACTGGTTGAGGATGGCGAGATGTCTGGTGGAATCATAGGAATGTTTGCGAAGAACATACTAGAAGAGAATGGATATATGGATAAGGCCGAATAATGTCGCTTGACGCTATACGGCTAGTCAGGTACAATAATACCTAGAAGGAGGGTGTATGGAAATTACTAATGGCACACGCTTACGAGTCAATGTTTCGCGTACCAGCAAAGGTGCTTATAGCTGGGATCACACCGCGGAAATCATTATCAAAGAAGACGAAGGCACAGACCATGAAGGCAACGAGGATTTTTACTGGTCAGTTCCTTCCAAGATGATTGACTTGATGGTTATATCGGACGAACTGGAACGGGAGTTACAGAAGCGTTACGGAAGGCAGGAGGATGCCACCGAGGTGGAGTCATGATATCCAACACAGAGATGGCACAGCGATACGTTCAGTCCCGATGGGCAAACGCACCACGGACAACCAAGCAGTGTGAGTTCTGCGCGGAAGAGTTTGAGACATTCTTCCCAACTCGTGCGAAGTTTTGTCCGCGGCCAAGGCTATGCCGACAAAAAGCCTTTGAACGCAGAACGAAAATCATACGGAGTAGCATCTAATGCGTACAGGAAAAATACCAGGGTGGTTTAACCCAGAAGAATTCGCCAGAAAGAACGCATTGATTCAGCAATACGAGGATGCGACTAGGGCCGTCCATGAATCCAGATACTACGAACTGGCGGATCAGCGCAAAGAACTTAGCGCGATAGTGAGGGACAAACAATGCCGTCAGTGCCAGAAAAGCCCGCACGTGAAAGTTCGCACTATCACGACTGAACCACCTCACATATTAGACCCGCGTCCTGGGGCAGTGTGCGGTTGTATGCAGGAACGCTATATTAGCTGTGGTTGCTATCCTGACGAACCAGAACTGCAACACCTGGAATCAATTTACGAACAGTACCGCCGTGGTGGCGTCATGGCTGTCCACACAGCAAATGTTGTGGAACGACAGCTACAAAAACGAGCGAGAAGGAGAGGAATATTGCCAACAACAGAAGTAGTAGCCCAAGCAGATGTGGAAAAACATCTTACAACCTTTGGTACGCTGGGCAATGGAGAAATAGACAAGGCCATGACGATGGTGAAACAATACGGATTCAGTCCGCAGTTACACCTGACTCTGTACCAGGGACGCGTCACCGTCAACGTAGACGGACAGTTCTGGTGGGCCAGACAACACAGCCGAGAACGCTTTGATATCATCACGAAGCCGATACCCAATGCAGACAAGGCACAGTATGGTATCGCACCCATAGAAATCGGGTGCATAGCCGAGATATATAGGGTTGGCAGTAACCGCCCTGCCTGTACAGGATTTGGCAGAGCTTCACGGGATGGAAGGAACCCTGTTGCCCGTGGATCAGCAGTGGAAGCACAGCATCCATACAGGATGGCAGAAAAACGTGCAGAAGCACAGGCTCTGCGAAAGTGGCTTGCCATTGGGGATGTACAGCTACCCGATGACCTTGCAGAAGCATGGGATGAGGCAGAAGCTGTCGAGGATGTTGTATGGGATACCGCCGTGGACAGTCAGGTAAGTCCGCGACCCGCCAACGTAGACAGTGATGGCGTTATCGTAGATGACATGCCAGAACCTGTACCTCCACCCGATTACGGCCCATTCGAGACATGGGTTAATACTTGCCCAGTACACAGCGATCCGTGGGTTGAAGGAAAGTTTGGAGTGAGCCACACATTGTCGGAAGAACAGAAGCTGGCCGACGACACTGAGGCTAAATCCTGCTATTTTGCAACAGTCTCCCAGAGGAAAGCCGTGGACTTAATGCAGACCATCGAGGCTGTTAAAGAGTGGATGGCAGAGAATCATCCAGGTAAGGTCTGGCGTAATGACCTCACATGGACTGAGCAACTTGAAGCCATAGCCAAAATGGCACTGGAGCGAGATCGGAACGACCTGTTCCCATCCACCGCATAACCAACGGATATATGTCGCGATTAGAGAGGGGCACAACGCCCCTCTCTTTTTTTGCCTTGACATATTTCTAAGCGTAATGTTACTATCATCACAACGCGGAGGACTGAAAGGAGTAACCAATGCAAGTAACGGTGGCAAATTGTCTGCGCTGTAAGCATGAATGGGTTGTACGTCAGGCAAAGCGTCCACAACAGTGTCCTAATTGTGGGGCTCGGAAGTGGGATGTTCCGAACAACAACGCAGAGCCTGCGACATGACAACGCCAAAA